AAGCGAAGCGACTAAAAAGCGAAGCGACTAAAAAGCGAAGCGACTAAAAAGCGAAGCGACTAAAAAGCGAAGCGACTAAAAAGCGAAGCGACTAAAAAGCGAAGCGACTAAAAAGCGAAGCGAAGCTTTAAACAGAAATAAATGATCCTTGGATTTTCTCTAGCTCACATTTATATTTCATGCAACTGCATAAACAACATGCTAATACTAGTGTAATAATAAAACAAATGCATGCATAATAATATAATCTTTTATGATCTTGTGTAAAATAATAAATACTAAATAATATTATAGTAGATACAAATGCGGATATAATAAGACATATTAAATAAAATATATATATACTGGTTTTTTCAATTGATTTTTGTTTGTTTTCTAATAATAAACGATTATTTAATCCATTATTATAATTAATATCAGTGTTATTTTGATATTTTTTATTAGATCCTGTAGAATAACTAGAACCAATCGATTCTTCGTCATAATTTAAATAATCAACGGTTTCATTAGAATTATCACGATCATTAGTGTGCATTATTAAAATATTGTAAATAATTTTTATATTGTTTACAATATTATTTAGTGTCGTAAGTAACTTTCAAATACTTATAGATCAGAGTTAAAATATACTTTTCTGAAATTTTCCATATATTCATCTTTTAAAATATGAGTTTTTAAATAATGGGAAGTAATTTTGTCTTCCAACATATGCACTATAAAGAACAAACTATATATACCGCATTCTGTGTTACCATATTGATGTTCTACAGGATGATTTTCATCGAATTTGAAATCAATTCGTTTGTTTAACGAGTGCCCTTGTTCTATTACATTATTAACAAATTTCATTATTTGATCTGGAATTTTGTCTCCCGCACTGTCAAAAAAGAAAATAGTGCCCTTTTTAATATTAATAAATAAAGAAATCCAGTGACTACCGCCTTTATAATGTGGATCTGTATTAAAGACCACACCTATTTTTGTTTTACCGTGTTTAACTTGATCTGCTAAATTAAAATGACATAATTCTTCCCACACACACTCACCATACAGCTTATGTGTATCATAGTCAATTGGAGAAGGTCCCATAAAATCAAAACATTTGTATTTCTTTTCATATTGACTCATTACTTGCATAATATCAACACTAGAAAGCCATTCATTGGGATTTTTCTTCCAATCATCTGGCGATTCGGGTGCAAAAGAATCCATTAGTTCTTTTTCCAATTTGGGATTTTTAACTATTTGTTTGATCCAACACGACTCTTTATTGCAGGTAGTTTGATAATATGATTTAATAGTTTCCCATATCTCTTTTGAATCATTTGTTTGTATGGGTCTGTCTGGATGTCTTGCATTCCATAAGTCACGCAATTTATGCAAATCTTCGTCAGAATAGCATGTGAAAGAATTTAATGCTTTATTATGATTTTCTGGACTACAATTTAATTTAACGAACGAATTTTTTAAAGTTTTTTTATGACTTCTATGACTTCTATGACTTTTATGCCTCTTATGACTTTTACGATTCTTATGAATCTTTCCTCCTTTCACACTTTTATTTTGATATCTACTTTTATTATTGTTTCTATTCTTTAATGTCTTTCTCCTTCTCATATATTTTGATTATATTTTCTTTTTTTTACATTTTACAATTTTTTGATGATGAATTATCAATTATAATTTCTTTTTTTCTAGGAATTATTTGATTTATTTTATAATTTTGTCTTGTTGTATTAAACCAATCTAATGGTAGCTTATGGATATCTTCAACACCATTAGATACTGTTTTTTTAGAATATTTTGCATTTACTTTTTTAACAGCGTTATCAAATACAGGTTCTTCAAAGTATTCTTCTAATTCATCCTCTTTATCATCTTCATTTCCATCCTCATCTTCATCTTTATCATCATCATATTCATCATCATAATTTATATCATCTTTTATAGCTTGAGCCAGAACATCCTCTTCAACAAATTGCCCAGTTCTTTCATTTTGAATATTTTTATTTTTATCGTGTATTTCCAAATAATAAATGCTTTTTTCAACAAACGCATCAAAACATACTTTAACATCTTCTAACAAATCATCTGGTTTATCATTATTTAATAATTGATTAAATAATTTATAGATTCGATCTTTATCATATGTTGGTTCTGAAACTGCATCTTTTTGCTTTAATTTATTCAGTTTATGCAATTGAGATTTGCTTATTAAAAAATTTAAGGTAAGTTGATTAACATAAGCATTGTCATTATCTAAATGATCATCTTCTTTATCTGACATTTCTTTATATTGTTTTATATAATATATAAAAAATTTAAACTTATTTGTTAGTTTTTAATACTTCTAGAATACCGTAATAATGTATCAATTTGAGTTTCGATATTACCAATATAATCAAGTGAATTAGTGGATAAAGATTTATACATTTCATATATTTTTTGTGTATTAGAGTTTGCATTATAAAGCAAAATATCTTCTAAAATAGTGTCTTTTGATGCAATTTGTTCAGAATTATATATATATGTTGTTATTTGTCGCAAAGTTTCGTGCAATTCTTGTCTATCTAAACCTTGCATAGTTCCCATCATTAACAATTTTTCAGTCATTATAAATGGCATGTGTTCTTTAACATGTTTGTTAATAGTAGGAATAAAAACTCTTAAGCCACTTATAATTGTTTTAAATTCATCGCATATATGCTCTAACAACATAAAACAATCTGGAATGATTATTCGTCTAATTGCAGAATCATCTAAAGTGCGTTCACACCATTGATTTATATATGTCTGACTCATGCATACTTGTTGACCTGAAATATATCTTGATAAGCTACATATTTTTTCACATTTAATTGGATTTTGTTTATAAACCATGGCTGATGATCCAATTTGGTTTTCTGTAAAAGGCTCACCTAATTCTCCTTTACTTGCTAATAGTCGTATGTCATTGCATATTTTATAAAATGTCTGAGATATATCGGCCAATATATTAAATAACTTGACATCTGTTTTTCTGCTATAAGTTTGTCCGCATACAAATACAGATTGTTTAAATCCAAATTCGCTGCAAAGCATATCATTTAGAATACTGCATTTTTCACTAGATCCATCAAAAAGAGTCATGAACGAGTCTTCACTTCCTGTAGTGCCTTTTGCTCCTCGAAATAATAAATTTTCTGAATAATTTTTCAATGATAAGTAATCATCTAACAAATCGTTCAACCATAGTGCCGCTCTTTTTCCTACTGTTGTTAGTTGGGCTGCTTGAAGATGTGTATATGCTAGAGTCGGTTGTAATTTATATTTTTCAATAAATGATTCTAATAATCTAATTATATCTAACAAAAACTGCTGCAACTTTTTTATGGATTTTTTTATTTGTATCAAGTCTGTATTATCTGTGATATAACAACTGGTTGCACCAAGATGAATAATTTTTTTTGCATTAGGACATAAATCTCCGAATGCTAATATATGCGCCATGATATCATGTTTTATGGTCTTTTCATACTCGTCAATTTTATTAAAGTCTATATTATCTATTGCCAATTCCATTTCTAATATTCCTTCATCTGTAATGCAATCAATACCTAATTCTTTTGACGATCTTGCTAAAGCTATCCATAATTTACGCATGATGATTGTTCTATTACGCGCGTTCCATATTTTACTCATGTGCTTGGCCTTGTATCTTTTTCCTATTTGGGATTGATATGAAGCATCATCTGATAAAAAACAATTCATGAATATATTAAAGTCGATGGATTGTTTTTAAATTACTTTTATTCGAAATACTTATTTACTCGAATAATTTAATTGCATTTTGTTGGTTTTGTTAGATCCTTTAATTGTTGTCTAGTTGCATTATTAAATATACCTACTCCCATTACTCTGGGATCCGCATTTAAGTCTGTAGGACCCAATTCATCCTTTTTAAAGAGACCAGGAAAAGGCTGGTCTACGGGTCTACTTTTCCAATGCACATTATACAAGCTACTCTTGCTACTAGGAACATAAGTTGCTTGACTGCATTCTTGTATAGCAAATATTTGTCCTCGTAGATCTGATTCATGATTTATATTTGACGCAAAACCGGACCATGGACCTCTTTCGTTTACGTTACCTGGATTGAATATTTGACTAGGATTGTAAGTGGCTTGCTGAATCAAAGGTGTCTTAATTTCTCTTCTAGGATCGACAACTGGCATGATAGAATATTTTGTTAGAACAGGTCTGGATTCTAAATATGGTTGCAATGGCTGGCTAGGAAGGTTGCGCACATATGTTCTAGTATTCATAATATCTTGTCTTGCAGAACACGAAAAATTATCAAAATCATAAATATTGTTAGACATTACTATATTTATATATTTATATATTATAAAATATAGTAAATCATATTAAATACATAACATATATTTTATTAAATATGTTTTCTAAAGTAATGCCAAGAATTAAAGAATTTTATTTTCTGCCAGTTGTATTTATGACGCCTGCGAGAGCATTTACAGAAGGTTATGACGAATATATTAAAAATAAAAATGATCGCAACGTATCATTAACTCATCATACATTTTGTTGTTTTATGGCTGCATGGGTAGGTGCAATGTCAGGAGCATTTTTAGGTGCGACATGGCCTATTAGTTTGCCTATTTTTATTGGAAGATCTATTGATAAAAAGTA